CAATCAAAGAAAATCTAAACTATTCAGCTGATGGTCTAAGAAAGATATTTCCAAAATACTTTCGTGATTTAAATCCTGCTGAATATGCAAAGAAACCAGAGAAAATCGCAAATGTCGTCTACGCAAATAGAATGGGCAACGGTCCTGTTGAGTCTGGTGATGGCTACCGCTACTGCGGTCGTGGTCTTATCCAGCTAACTGGTAAAAGCAACTATGCTGCTTTTGCTGCTGACATGGAAATGCCACTAGAAGAAGCAACTGAATGGCTCAGCACTGAAGAAGGTGCTACATGGTCAGCAGGATGGTTTTGGGATTCAAGAGAGTTAAACAAATGGGCAGATAAAGGTGACGTTGTTACTGTTACAAAAAAGATTAACGGTGGCACAATTGGTCTAGCAGATAGACAAGAGCATTATGCAGCAGCCTTAGAAGTATTCGGAGGATAATCATAATGCCAAAATTCGGTAATAATACAGAAGACGATGAACCAGTAGCAAAGCCAGCAATGGATGAAATTCCACCTGCTACAAAAGGTGCTGCTGCTTCTATCAATCAATCTGCTCCATACACACCATCATCTTCTGCAAGTTCTTCACAGCAACTTTCAGAAGCTGCTCAGCTCGCAAAGATCGAGTTAGAAAAGAAACAGTGGGAAGCACAAAACGCAAAAGAATCAGAACACTGGATGAAGTCATATTGGCGTCCTGCCATGGGTTGGCTTTACATGCTTATGTGTTTCTGTGACTTCGTTGCGTTTCCTATTATTTCAATGTTTTTACCACAGTTCATCAAGGGTATGACTTATATTCCTTGGAAGTCAATCACTCTTGATAATGGTGGTCTTATCCATATGGCATTCGGTGCTATCCTCGGTGTTGCTGCATGGACTCGCGGTCAAGAAAAGATCGCTGGTAAAAATTAATACTTGACAATCAAGTAATTTTATAGTATAATGGTTATTATTTTGTGGAGGTATTATGGCTTTTTACACGCACGTGCATATGAGAGGTGATAAGATTTATCTTCGTGGTTATGATAAAGGAATGCGTGTTAAGGATGTAATCAATTACAAGCCATATCTTTTTATACCAAAGCAAGGTGGTAAGTATAAGACGTTAGATGGTAAGTCCGTAGAAAAGATGATGTTTGATAGCATCAGTGACGCTAGAGATTTTATGGAGCGTTATTCTGATGTTTCTAACTTAGAATTCTATGGGCTTACCACTTTTCAATATGCATATATTTTTGATGAATACAAAGGTGACATCGACTACGATCCAAAGACAGTCACCGTTGCCACTCTTGATATTGAGTGTGCTGCTGACGATGGTTTCCCCGACATTCAAAAGGCAGATAAGCCACTAACTGCGATTACTCTACGTTCTTATTCGGTTGTGGTGAATTCACAACTGATGATCCTAATACACATTATATTAAATGTAAAGATGAGTTTCAACTTGTTCAGCAATTCCTCAATTGCTGGCAAGCATTGGACATTGACGTTGTGACTGGTTGGAACATTGAGTTCTTCGATATTCCATATATCATTAACAGATGTAACTATATCTTAGGTGAAGGAAGAGCAGCAAAGCTATCTCCATTTAATGTTCTAGAGCAACGTAGACTAGAGATTAACGGTAAAGAAATAAACGTATTCCACCCAGTTGGGGTAAGTGTTCTTGATTATATGCATCTCTATAAAAAGTTTGTTTTGACTCCTCAAGAATCATATAGATTGGATCATATCTCTAATTATGAGCTTGGAGAACGTAAGCTAGATTATTCTGAGTATGAAAGCTTAGCTGAGCTATACAAGAATGACCATCAGAAATTCATGGAGTATAACGTCAAAGATTGTGGTCTAGTTAAGAGACTAGATGAGAAGTTAAAGCTACTTGATCTAGTATATACGTTCGCTTATGATTCAGGCACTAACTTTATTGATGCTATGACATCAGTACGTTCATGGGATATCATTATTCATAATTATCTTATGTCAAAGAAAATTGTCATTCCATATAAGAAGAGACCATCTACTACTAACAAGGTAGCTGGTGCTTATGTTAAAAAACCTCTAACAGGAATGTATGACTGGGTTGTATCATTTGACTTAACATCTCTATACCCTCATCTTATTATGTCATATAATATTTCTCCAGATACTATTAAAGGTGTACTACCAGTACAGCTAAGCATTAATCAGATATTAGATGGTAAGGTAGACAATATCAAAGATTTTCTTGAAGAGAAAAATCTATCTCTAGCTGGTTCATGTTGTTACTTTACTAAGAATAAGCAAGGGTTCCTAGCAGATCTAATGGAGCAATTGTTCAGTCAGCGTAAAGAGTACAAGGATAAAATGCTTGAAGCTAAGAAGCAATATGAAAGGACTGAAGACCCTAAGCTTAAGTTTGATATTGCTAAGTACAACAACTTGCAGCTTGCAGCCAAGGTTAAATTAAACTCTGCTTATGGTGCTCTTGGAAATGCTTACTTTCGCTGGTATGATAGACGTCTAGCAGAATCTATTACTCTTTCAGGTCAGCTTACCATCAGATGGGCTGAAGAAAAGATTAATAAGTATCTCAATGATATGCTTGCAACAGATAATGTTGATTATGTTATTGCATCAGATACTGACTCTGTTTATATTAATATGAGCGGTGTTGTTAATAAATCTGGTTTGAAGGGTAGAGATGAGATCACCAATTACTTAGATAATCTATGTGAGAACGAGATTCAAAAGTATCTGAACAGTATCTTTAATGAGCTAGGTGATTATATGAACTGCTATAAAAAAGTACTTCATATGAAGCGAGAGTCTATCTCTGATAGAGGTGTTTTCGTAGCTAAGAAGAGATACATTCTCAATGTTCTAAACAACGAAGGTATTCAGTATAAAGAGCCAGAACTTAAGGTTATGGGTATTGAAGCAGTTAGATCTTCTACACCTCAAGCTTGCAGAGATGCAATTAAAGAGCTTATGAAGATCATTCTAACCAAGACTGAAGCTGACACAATAGCTTATATTGATTCATTTCGTAGGAAGTTTAAGACACTACCTTTTGAGGAAGTATCTTTCCCCAGAGGTATGAATGGTCTGAGTAGCTATCAGGACTCAGTAAAGCTGTATAAAAAGGGTACACCTATTCATGTGAGAGGTGCTATTATGTACAATTATTTTTTAAAGAAGAAAGGTTTAGATAAAAAATACACACCTATTTTCGATAAAGATAAAGTAAAGTTTTGTTATCTTAAGCTACCTAATCCTCTACGTGAAAATGTAATATCAGTTCCTCAGATGTTGCCTAAGCAAATGGAACTTGATAAATACATTGATTATGATACTCAATTTGATAAGTCTTTTCTTGAGCCAATCAAGACTATTCTTGATATCATAGGTTGGCATACAGAGAAGAAAATCACATTAAGGAGTTTATTTGAATGAAACAAGAATTTGATTTTGGTTTTTCACTTATTGATGAAGATGAGTTGCGTAAACTTGAAGCTTCATTGCAAGAAGAACTATCAGCGTCCAAGATGGATATGAGAGACAAACTAATGGGTCTTAAGCAATTATATCAGCCTTTGTTAGATAATTTAAAAAGAGATCCAGAGAAAGCTATCATTCGCTGGCCAAACAGACTAGATAAGATCAAGCAATTTGAGACCAAGATTGATGAATACATACAGTTGTGTGTAAAATCTAGTTGATTTAAACCAAAAAATATATTATTATTAATCGTTGCGTTGCTGGAGAAAATTGTTTCTCCAGCTATTTTTTTCATAGGAGGTATTAATGTTATCGCTAAACACGTTGGCTAGAACAGTAGCCATCGTGCTATCTATTGCTGCAGGGACAATATCTGTTATTGGTCTTGCTAATATTTTCTCGGGAGCTTACTGGGCTGTTGTTATAGTTGCTTCTATTCTTGAAGTAGCTAAAGTAGTGACAGCAGCATGGTTAGACCATCACTGGAAGCTTATTCGATTTCAGCTTAAACTATACCTGTGTATAGCTATTCTAGTACTAATGGGTATTACTTCTTTAGGTATCTATGGTTTTTTTGCTCGTTCTCATATTGAACAGCAAGCTCAGATGCAAACAGGTGAAGTATCCAAAATACCTCTAGTACAAATGAAAATAGATCAGGAAAAGCAAAAGCTAACTGATTTTGATAAGCAAATTGAACAGCTAGATAAATCTCTACAAGCTATTACCGATAAAGGTAAATCTTCTAAAGATGCTAAATCAGCTGTACAAGAAACAGATAAACAGCGTAAGAATAGAACTGAGCTAGTAAATCAGAAATCTGCTGTGTTTGATTCTATATCAAAGCTTGAGCTAGAAAAAGCCCAGCTACAAAATACAGTCAAGAAACAAGAAGTAGAAGTAGGACCTCTCAAGTATCTTGCTAGCTTATTTAATGATAATGTAACAGAACAACATCTTGAACAAGCTGTTCGTATACTTATTCTTTGTCTGATATTTGTATTTGATCCTTTAGCAATTGCATTGATTGTTGCATCTAATACCAAAGTATCTTATTACAAGATGTATCAGCAATCAAAGGTACGTAAGCTTTTCTTCAAAAATCAGATGTTAGGTTTTACTAAAGCTAGAATAAAGAGACCTTATATTGTTAAGAAGAAGAAAGGTCGTCCTATCAAGAAAACACTAGACTTATCTAAGATAGACCTAGATAAGAGTTGATTTATAGGCTATAGTATACTATAAATTGGTATTGCGAAACGTTTAGGAGATTCGAATGTCGTTATTAAATAAAATTATTTCTAACTCTACAATCAAGCAGACTGCTATTTTATCTGAATCGTCTTTTTTTGCTAAGAAAGATATGGTACCAACCAAAGTACCTATGATCAATGTAGCTTTGTCTGGTTCAGTTGATGGTGGTCTGACACCTGGTTTGACAATGATTGCAGGACCTTCTAAACACTTTAAGACTTTGTTCTCATTACTATTAGCAGCTGCTTATCAAGAAAAGTATGAAGATTCAGTAGTTTTATTTTATGATTCAGAGTTTGGAACTCCTCAATCTTATTTTGATAAATTTGATATCGATATGGATAGAGTAGTTCATGTACCTATTACTGATATTGAAATGCTAAAGCATGATATTATGAGTCAGCTTAAGAATATTGAGAAGGGTGATAAAGTTATTATTGTTATTGATTCGATAGGTAATCTTGCTTCTAAGAAAGAAGTAGAAGATGCTATTGAAGGTAAATCAGTAGCTGATATGTCTAGAGCGAAACAACTTAAATCGCTATTTCGAATGGTGACACCTCATCTAACTATTAAAGATGTTCCTATGATAGTTGTTAACCATACCTATAAAGAGATCAGCATGTTTCCTAAAGATATTGTTGGTGGAGGAACGGGTTCATATTACTCTTCTGATAATATTTGGATTGTTGGACGTCAGCAAGAGAAGGATGGTCAAGAAGTTGTTGGATATAATTTCGTTATCAATATTGAGAAGTCACGTCATTGTAGAGAGAAATCAAAGATTCCTATTACAGTAACTTTTGATGGTGGTATTGATAGATGGTCTGGTTTATTTGATATTGCTCTAGAGAGCGGTATAATTAAAGAAGCTAAGAAGGGTTGGTATACTATTGATGGTGAGAAAAACTATCGTAGAGCTGATATAGAGAATAATAGTGAGTATTGGAAAAACTTAATTAAGTCTACTGAGTTCAATAATTATATTACTAAACGATACTCTATCGCTTCTGGTAAGATGGTAGAGGAGGATAGTGATGAGTAATGAAACTTATAAGATTATCCATCGATTTGATGAAGTAATAGTCAAAGAAGCTACCTGTAAGTATCCATGGATGTGTATCTGTAAGTTTAATTTTATGGGACCCAGATGTGGATATACGGCTGAGGAATGCAAACAGTATTTCATTGACTATTATCGAAAACGAGCCGAATATATAGAAAAGCTTACTCCAGAAGAATTCATGCTTGAAGCTGGAGGTATCTATCCAAAATGAGGTCTTATGGAAAAGACAATATTATCCCATCTAGTATATAATGAAGATTATGGTAGACAAGTAATACCATTCTTGAAAGAAGACTATTTTCATAATAGAGACGAGAAACTAGTCTTTAAGCTTATCAATGAATACTCAAAGAAGTTTAATTCATTTCCTACCAAAGAAGCTCTGTTTATTGATTTACAGAACGTAACTATAGTATCAGAGCAAGAGTACAATGATACTAAAGAATGTATCAGAAATCTAGAAATTGATCCTTCTACAAAGCTTGAATGGTTATTAGATAACACAGAAAAATTCTGTCAGAATAAAGCTGTTTATAATGCTATTCGTGAATCTATTTCTATTATTGATAATAAATCAAATCAAGATAAAGGATCGATTCCCAAGATTCTAGAAGATGCTCTGCAGGTATCATTTGATACTTCAGTAGGACATGATTATCTAGATGATTCAGATAGTCGATATGACTACTATCATTCAAAGGTTGATAGAGTACCTTTTGATATCAACTTACTGAATACTATTACTAATGGTGGTTTACCTATCAAGACACTATCAGTATTCTTAGCTGGTGTTAACGTAGGTAAGACACAGTTAATGTGTCATATGGCTGCCAATAACTTAAGAGACGGTAAAAATGTTCTATATATCACTCTGGAAATGTCCCAAGAGGAAATTGCTAAACGAGTTGATAGCAATCTTCTGGATATCTCTATGGATGATCTGCTGGTTATTCCTCGTGATGTGTTTAATAAGCGAATGGATCGCTTGAAGCAGACAACCAAAGGTAAACTTAAGATTAAAGAGTATCCAACATCTCAAGCAGGTGCTTCTAACTTTAGACATCTCATAAACGAGCTAGAAATAAAGAAAAAATTCTCTCCTGATATCATATACATAGATTATATAAATATTTGTTGTTCTTCTAGAATCAAGAGAGGGCAAGCTAACTCGTACGAGTACATAAAGGCAATTGCCGAAGAACTGAGAGGACTTGCGGTAGAAACTGCAGTACCTATAGTAAGTGCTACTCAGCTAAACCGAACAGGATTTCAGTCGTCCGATGTTGGTCTAGAAGACACTGCTGAATCATTTGGTCTTCCAGCTACAGCTGATTTCATGTGTGCTTTGATATCAACTGAAGAGCTAGAAGAAATGAATCAGATTATGGTGAAGCAATTGAAAAATCGTTTGGCTTCCAAGCAAACTAACAAACGATTCGTTATAGGTGTTGATAGGCAGAAGATGAGGTTTTATGATGTAGAAGATCAAGCTCAAGAGGATCTAATTGATGGACCTATAATGGATAGAGGTAAATTCATGGAAGAAGATACTGAACGTAATAAACCAAAACCAAAGTTCGATAAAATGCGCTTCAAGGGATTCAAATGACAGAAATAGAAATTAATTATGTACCAGAACTTAATGAGATTACTATAAGATATAAACAGCTTAAAGATTTGCTTGAGTTTATCAAGGATCAAGAAGCTATTAATCAAGATAGTAGAACAGCTATCTATATCAATATTGATAGAGAGATTAAAGCGATTGAGCTTGAGTTGAATGAAGTAAAATTTGAAGAGGATCCTGATGCTCAACTATAGAATTGTTAATAAAAGATCCGTATTTACTGTAGTAGAAACAGATTCAAATCTGGTAATTAAACATTTTAATCAAAAGAAAGAAGCAGTTAAACTACTTAGATTACTAAATTCTGGTAGTGGTTTTCAAGGTTTTACTCCACCGTTTGTAGTAGCTCCGGTCAAAATACCAATCTCTAGTTGAACTATTATTTAAAATAATCTATAATAAAGCGGCGATAAGCCGCTTTTTTTGTTATGGAGACATACATTGAATATCTTTTATACTGACCCTAGCCCTGAAATTAGTGCACAGAATTTAGTAGACAAACACTGTGTAAAAATGATAGTAGAAACAGCTCAACTACTGTCTACAGCTCATCGTGTTCTTGATGGTAAGCCTATAATTGTACCAAACGAGAACGGAAGAAAAATGAAACGCTGGATATTAGATGACTCTAGAGATGGTATTCTAATGAAAGCAACTCATATAAATCACCCATCAGCAATCTGGTGCCGCCAAACAAGTGGTAATTATGACTGGCTATACAGACATTTCTGTTGTATTCTTGAAGAATATAAATATAGATACTGTAAAAATCATAAATGTGAACAGCTTGTTAAACCTCTTTTTCGTCTGCCGAATAATATAGTTTTGGATAATTTTACTGAGCCTACACCTGCAATGGATAAGAAATACATCATATCTGAATCAAGTGTGGAAAATTATAGAAACTATTATAAGAATGGTAAACAGCATCTGTTCAATTGGAAGAATCGTAAACCACCAGATTGGATTAATATATGTTAAAATTTAGTCAGTTTTTATTGAGTGAAAATGTTAACGTAGGACAAAAAGTTCATTATCAAGGAAACGTGTCAGAGCATGCTTATCATAAAGCTCTTTTAAAATATTCTTCTTTACGTAAAGATGGAGTATCACATGAAGATGCTCTGAATAGTATTACTGATACTAAATCACCATCAATAACTACTGATCACTCTGATTTAAAAGATGCAGTTAGTAAAATAGGAAAAGCTGAAACTAATAAAATTATAAAAAATTCTCTTCATTCTGCAAAACATTTTATTCAGCATATACATGAACATTATGGTGAAATTGATCATAATAAACCTATTGAGTTAACAGGCCCAATGGGTGAAGAAAAAGTACGTGAAAAATTTGGACATCTTACTAATGCTGATATAATCATACCTATTAAAGCACATTCACAATCCGGTCCGCAAATAATTGTTCTTCACCATGATAAAAATATGGTAGGAAATTCTCTTAAATATTCAACATCAGGTGGTGCTACTAAACTAAGAACACCTTCATTTCTATCCTTACATGGAGGTAAAACATCAGCTACAGGTGAAAAAACAACATTAGGTATAAGAGACTTAGCCGTTCGTCATTTATTTAATAATAACGAAAATCATCCTGAAATTAAAAAACTTGATAAACTATTTGAAAAAACTCAACAAACAGTTGGTGTAGCTCCAGAAGAAAGTATTAAGTTTCTTGATCACCCTAACATACGTAAAAAAATAGAAAAAGCAACAGGTAAAACTCCTAAATCTGCTTCTAAAATGGCTTTCAGTGCTATAAAAGCAACAATCCGTCGTCTGAAAGAAGGTAGACCTGTAAAAAAAGGAGCGGCAACTATTAAACTTACTTCAGCAGAACAACAGCATGTTGAAGATTTACATTCTAAGTTAGGTAAATCAGTTGATTATAAACCGTATCAAGATTATTTTTCACATGCTTCCAATTTACTTCAACGTGTATATAACACACCTTCAGCTACAAAAGATGTACACTCTTTTCATAGAAGTTTAATGGGTATCCCAGGTCACAATAATAATATACCCACCTTGAATGTTTCTATTTTAGCTAAACCAAATAAACCTATTAACACACGTGTTGTAGATTTAAATAAAGCTTATAATGAACATTCTAATGAAAATTTTAGAGTAACACCTATTAAAAGTGGTCCAGGTGGTTTCAATATAGAATCAACAGGAGGTAAATTAATAAGAGTAGATCTTGATCGTCCAGGTGAAACTGAAAACGATAAAGCTAAAGTAACAGAAGCGGGAATGTTTAAACCCGGGAAACCAGGGGTTACTTATTACGGTGAAAATTCTTCTCGTAAACAAACCACAAAAAAATTAAAGAAAAGCAAAAAATAATGCTCAAGTTTAAGCAATATATTTTAGAAGCAGCAACAGCAAGACAAGGGTTACCTCATATAGAATATGAGCAAAACTCTAATGCCCCCTCTACGATATCTCAGCCTAGTAAAGCATTAGAGAATTTACATAAGCTCATAGGTTCTGGTCATATAGAAGGTGTAGCTACTGAAAAAACTGATGGGGCATCAGGTATATTAGGCCATGATAATAATGGATTTTATATTCAGATGGGTAAAGGTAATAAAATATATCATCCTGATGATCCTGGTAAATTTGCTGAGCAAAGAAGACAAAGTGCTGAATCCAAAGGTAAACAGCTAGAACCTCTGTTATTTAACGGTAAACCTATACATGAACACCAAAGAGATCTATTTAATCTATTTAATAGTAATGAAGGATTAAAACATTATCTTAAATACCAAGCTAAAAATTCTCCAGGGGGTGAAAGTCAGATAAGAGGTGAATTCTTTTACCGTCCAATGGGAACACATGTTAATGATGGCAAGCATGTAAGATTTGTAGCCACTCATTATAATACATCAACAATGGGTAATAAAGGATCATTTGTTGTCCATACTCAGCTAAATCCCCAACACAATGTTGATCAAATTAAATCATTCTCAACACCTGATATGAAGTTTGATTCTGATGAGATACCTAATTCCAGATTCAAAATAGATGTTAAAGACTTAGCTAACAAACTTAAAACTATTGATCCTAATATTAAATCTAGAAGTCATCCTCAATGGGGTGATGTTGTAGCTATAGCTAAACAAGCTAAAGCACGTGTCGCCAAGCATTTTTCTCAGTTTAAACCTAAATTTGGCACAGAAGAAACAGAAGGTTTGGTCCTACATACACCTGGTATTAGAGTAAAATATGTACCAGATGAATATGCAGGTCGTAAGAAAGAACTATTTAAGCAGGGCTCAAGATAGATGTTAAAGTTTTTACAGTTCATAAATTTAAATGAAGGTGGTAATGTTACTGTTCAATACCAAGGTAAGACAGTTAGTGCTGATCCAATTAACCTAGAAACAACACCTAGACATAATGTAACAACAGGTATTAAGAATTTTTTATCTACTCTTCATGACCATGTACAAAAACATACTGGTGAACATTTATTTGGTAAAAATAAAGTTGCTCTTGAGCATGGTACTGTATTTGGTGGTTCTACACGTCCTATGATGGATTCTACAATAACTGATCATGAATACATACATAAGATGGGTAAGAAAACTGTTGGTGATATTGATACAATGGTGAGACCAGAGCATGTTAGTAAAGGTGGTGTACTAGAACACGCTTTACAGCCTGGAAGTAAATTTGGTGATTTTACTGTTATGGGATTTAAGCATATAGGTACATCTGGCCATGCTATTGTTCGTAACGATAAAACAGGAGATCACCATCAAATAGATTTTGCGGGTGTTGAATATGAAGGTGACCATCCAAGCAAGTTTTCTCAGGTAGCATACGGATCACCTCGTGAAGATATGCTCAAAGGACTTAAAGGTGCTGATAAAACAGCTATGCTTACTGCAGCTATCAAAGGAGCTTCAGGTTTCAACGGTAAAGTTGTAAATAAAAAAGGTAAGGTTGAAGAAGAAGGGTATCTACCCCATAGAACATTTTCTATTGCTAAAGGTATGAGAGATAGTCATATTGATCTAGGTAATGGATTAGCTCAGAAAATAACCCCTGCTAAATCAAAGACACCTCTTCGTTATACAACTGATCTTGAAGAAATATCAAAGAAAACATTTGGTGTTCCTCATGCAGAAGTAGATTCATTTCATGGTGTAGTTAGATCTATGAAGGAGCATTTTAATAATGAGCAAATAGGTAGAACGATAGATATACTTAAAAAATCTATGGAAGAAGAAAATAATCCTAGAATACCTATCGCTATGTCAATTCTACAGAAACACTTTGGTAAAACACACCCAGAACATTTTAAGTAGGTTACATGCTAAGTTTTATACAATACATCTTAAGAGAACAAGAAGAACACCATCACTTCGTGATGCCTTTAATGAGTGGTAAGCCTCACACTCATGTTGGACATGCTAAAGATATAGTAGGTGGTATGTATAATGCAGCAAATAAACTTGGTGTCAAAGCTACATCTATGATAGTAGGGCTCCATAAAGGATCTAAAACTGATCCTCTTTCTGGAGAAGAGAAAGCTGAGATTTTTAGAAAACAAGTTAATAACCCTAAAGTAGATATTCAACCTGAAGAAGGTATGGGTGGTGCTGTTAGAAGGGCTATTGCTGAATCTGGAGAAGGTAAAAATCATCTTCATATAGTTGTAGGTTTTGATAGAATTAATATGGGGCATGAACTAGCAAACAAAATAAAAAATGGTGTGCTTGAACCTTATGATATACCTAGAAACCACTTTGATACTATATCTGTACATGGACCAGATGGTACAGAATATAAACCAGGTGATAAGGTACCAGAAGGTAATAGAATGATAGTAGGTGGTAAACCTATAAGCGGTACAAGACTAAGAGAAACAATAGTTAATAAAGATAAACCTTTATGGCAGAAAATGATTGGTTTCAAAGATGATAGTTTATGGAATAAACTTCAAACAAGTAAGATTAAAGTAAAACGACCAGGAAGTGGAACTAAAATTGATGAAAATTTTATAGATGGAAAGCATCCTGAACATAAAGGTGATATGGCAAGACATGGTTTAAAGGGTAAATCTATATCAGAACTTAAAAAAGTACTTAAATCAGATGCATCACCTAGAACAAAACAACTTGCTCATTGGTACATAAACATGCATTTGAGGAAAAAATAAATGGCTCAGTATAATAAAAATACCCACCAGTATCTAAACGATTCTAAATCATTATTTGAAGTTCAATTATTAGCTACACCAGATGGTGTTGTAGTTTCCAATACAAATCCTCTACCTGTTGATATAGGTAACACCTCAATTAATATCTCTGGTAACGTTAATGTTACTACTGTTACTAATACTAATATTTTTAACAGTAATGCAGTAGCTATTACTAATGCTGCTCCATTACCTGTATCAGTAATTCAAACAACCAATAACGTAATTCAATTTCAACTATCACCTCAGCTAGATGCATTCAACAGACTCAGAGTATCAACACCTGTTACTCTGTTTGATTCATTTAATCGTTTTGCTGATAATGGTAAGTTTAATTATTCAAATACATCAGGTGGTACTTACGGATTCATATCAAACACATCAACAGTTGATCTATCTCTAACAACTGCTTCAGGTGCACTTGTTTATAGAGAATCAAAGAAGGTATTTGCATATCAGCCAGGTAAATCACTTCTTGTACTAACAACATTTGTGATGAATCCTGCTAAATCAAATCTAAGACAGAGAGCAGGTTATTTTGGTTCTAATAATGGTTATTTTATAGAAAGATCTGATGATGTATATTTTGTAGAGAGATCATCAGTAACAGGCTCTATCGTTGATACTAGAAAGGCTCAATCACAATGGAATGTTGATAAGCTAGATGGTACTGGGCCATCAGGTATTACATTGAATCTAGATAACCCTCAGATCCTCTTCATTGATATGGAATGGTTAGGTGTTGGTACAGTTAGAATGGGGTTTGTTATTGATGGACAAATAATTCATTGTCATTCATTTAACCATGCTAATGCTAATTCTTCTCCCAAAGGTGCTTATATACAAACAGCATGTTTACCTATTCGACAAGAGATTGAAAATACTTCTGGTACAGCTAACTCAAGCACATTAAAAGCTATTTGTTCTACTGTTATTTCTGAAGGTGGTTATGAACTAGCTGGTAAACCAAGAACAATAGGACAAAATCCTCTACAGAGCAATAGTGTAAGCTTAGCTGTAGCAGGTACTTTTTATCCTGTTGTATCTATTAGATTGCATGCAAATGCTCTTGATGGTATAGCTGTTCCTAAGCAAGTAGATGCTCTACCTCTATCAGCAGCTAACTATAAATGGAAAATTGTTCAAGATGCTACAATAAACGGTGCTGTATGGGCTAACGCTGCATCTGATTCTATAATACAGTATAACACTAATACTGCTGCTACTATGACAGGTGGCACTGATCTAAATGCAGGTTTCTTCACATCAACTGTTCAAGGTGGTGGTTCATTAAATATAACTGATGGTATTTTTAAGTATCAGTTAGAGAGAAATACATTTACTAATACTGCAACTACATTTACTTTAGCTCTATGTTCGGGGACTAACACATCAAATGTTGCTGGACAAATTCTATGGGAAGAAGTAACTTAATATATAAATAATAGTAAAAAAGGGTTAATATGGCAAGTATATACAAATTTCTTGGACAAGAGATAGCATTACCTAATACAGCTAACACTGTATCAAATACAACTATTGTTCGTCTATCTAATCCTTCAGCAACAGCTTATCTAGTAACACAGAAGTGGACTAATACTTCTGTAAAATCTTCTTTTACTGTCGTTCCTTATAGTGAGCTAACAGTAGTTAAGCTTGTTGATGATACTCTAGAAGCCAATACAGGATCAGATATCAAAGCAGTTCCTGTTGCATATACTAATTAAAGGGTACATTAAATGTTAGAAGAAGCTAAGAAAAAGTCACCAGCTGAAGTTCAAAAATCTCGCCAGCTAGGAGCCACGACATTAGATGCTATTCGTTCTATGAGAGCTATGAAAGGTGAAATTAAAGCTAAGTCACCTGAAGAGCAAAAGAGTAAAATGCCCCTTGATAAGCTAGCTAGACGTATGAAGGGAGAAGAAGAAGCTACAAAAAATGCTGTTGTACAAGCTGAAGTATCCGCTAGAGAGATTAAGAGACAGATGGGAGCAGCAGCTAAAAAAACTAAAAAGGTACAAGACGCCCCACCTCAAGCAGGTCCTGCAGGTATACATTCTGAGATTAAAGATCGTATAAATGCTCATTCTAAACTAGAAGTTTTACATAATACTCCAATATCAGATCTACTTGGTGATCTACACTATATACAGCATCAGGTAGATATTGCTCATGCACAGAAAAAAATAAGTGACGCTGATCGTGAAAATTTTTCTGGAATGATTAATGGAATTAAAAATGTTCATATAGCTAGAGCTAATTTTGATACTCTACGGAATGCAATAAATTGGGGTTTACCAGTTACTAGAGAACTGCTTAATCATATGCATAAACGATCACAATTTGAATTTAATCCAAAAGAAAAAGGTGCAAAAAATAAACGTGACGAAAGAATATCTTATCTTAATAGATTAGCAGCAAGTATTGGCCATCCCCCTACTACAACTGCACCCCCGCGATGGTTGGGTATTCCTTTAGGATTTAAAAAAACAAAAAATATATATGAATCTAAGAAACATAAAAAACACCCACATGTTAAAGTAAGTGGTCAATCTGAAGAGAAGTATACTGAACGTGGTGGTATAGAAGGTAAAAAATCAAATCCTCCTAGTGGTTCAAGCTCAGGTGAAGAATGGTTAGAACAAACTATTCATACTATTAAAGATGTTATTTTAGAAAGAACAGCAGGTCGCCCTGCTCCTATTAAACATTCCAGAGTTGGAACTACTTATGGTAGAAGAAGAGCTAATGTATATGTAATAGGATCTTCCCTTAGGCATCGTTTGGATAGGTATCGTAAAAATGCTCTCAGAGACAGATTAGGTCTATTACAACGTAGGAGTAGAAGGTTAACTAATGGATAATACTGAATTAGTAAATAGAATGAAGGTAGTATTAGCTACTACCTTCGGATTATATCTCAAAGCTCATAATTTTCACTGGAATGTGGAAGGACCTAATTTTCCACAATATCATGAATTCTTTGGTAATCTGTATGAAGAATTACATGGAGCTGTTGATCCAATTGCTGAGCATATTAGAGCTCTTGATAGCTATGCCCCTGGTTCTTTTGAAAGATTTAAAGAACTATCATCTGTAGTTGATGAGTTTAATGTACCTTCTCCTATTATGATGTGCCAGAAATTGCTAGATGATAACGATACTCTATTACAAGATCTTAATTATGCTCTAACAGAGGCTGAGAATATCAAAGAAATGGGATTAGCTAACTATCTCCAGGATAGAATTGATATTCATAAAAAGCATCGTTGGATGTTAAAATCTATAGTAAAGGCTTAATATGAAAATAAAAGAGATGATTGAGTTCTTAAAAGCAAAGCTCAAAAATAGACATCATAAAAAACTACAAATATTACGTCAACGGATTGATTAATGGCAAAATTTGCACAAAATTTATGGAATGCTATAGTTCCCCGCCCAAAAAGAGGCAGACCCCGTAAATCAACTTTAACTATACGAAATGTGTTTGCTAGACATAAAGCTAAGCAAGAAAAAGCTCTAAAAGCTCAAGCTCAAGCTGAAAAGCAACGTAATAAAAAACAAAAAGAAGAAGATAAGAGAAATGAATCTCAACTTAAATTACATGGGTATGCATATCCTAAAACAAGAGTTGCTATAAAATTATTAGGGCAAGATCCTGGTCCCAGAGCAAAACCTAGAAGAGCTTCAATTCCTAAAAGTGAAAGAGAAGCTGCTAAAAATGTTTATGCTCCTAATCCAAGTCAACCTAAAGAAAACCCTATTATAAGCGATGTAAGAAATACATGGTTAGATGATGCTTTAAGTCAACATTCACCTAAACAACAATCAAAGCCAGTTAATAAAAAAAGAAAAGTAATTGAAGGAATAAATATGTCAATTAAAGATTTACCACCAAACCTTATTGAAGCTGTTAGAAAAGTTTTGGACGAGGCTAGCCCCCCAACTGATTTTCCTCATGACGGTCCCGAAATATCACCAAGGCTACGAGAGCTTATGAACCGACTTGCTCCTAAAGGATCAGGATCTAAATTAGATGCTGCAGTGGGCGAGCTTGAATCCGGTATCCAACCTAATGAAAAAGGTCAAATAGGTAAATTTAGAAAACGTGAGCCTAATACCGCCAAAATTGTAAATGGAGCTGGTGTAACTGGAGCTACTGGCGTACAATTTGAAGCTACAGCCCCACATAATTGTGCTACCCATGTGCATCATGAAGAGTTTGGTAAAGGTAAAACTTTATATTCAGAGCATGCTGAACCTGATTCAGATGGTAATATTGAATGGTACAAAGTTATGTTTGATCATGGTATTGAAAAATGCATGACAGAAAATCTACAGATTCTTCAATCTGAATCTCATGAACGTCATAAGAAAATGAAAAAGGAAGAAGT